CAAAAGAATTTTGTATGGAGAATAGAGGAAGTAGAGAATGAACTTAATTCATTTGGTCAATCAGCACAATTTTGGAGAGGTGGTTATAATTGTCGTCATGAATGGTTTAGAATATTCTATAAAAAGACAGGTGATATTACAAATAAGTCATCGGTTAATAGAAATAAAATCACTGGTGGTGGATTCCCTGTTGAATTAAGTCCTGAATGGTTACAACCAAATACAGTTACAGATAAGACAATGAACAATCCATCTCCATCTACAATAAAGAATTTGGGTTTATCTAAAGAATCATTAGCTGAAGTAGGACCAAGAGGTGGAATTAAAGAATCAGATAAGGCACCAAAATCAGATACACCAAACAAAAACCCACAGGGTGAAGGTTCAGCTAAAGGTGATGCATCAGGTAAAAGTGCTAAAGTATCTGCAGAACAAGAAAAAACTTTACAGAATAAGGTTGACGAGTTTAACGAAAAAGAAAGTAATACCAAGAATGGTAGAGCAACTTTAGGACAACTTAAATCCGTATTCCAACGTGGATTAGGAGCCTTTAATACATCACATTCACCTTTAGTTAAATCAGCAGAACAATGGGCTTATGCTCGTGTCAATGCTTATCTATATCTATTAAAGAATGGTAGACCAGAAAATCCTAAATACAATACTGATTATGATTTGTTACCGAAGGACCATCCTAAAGCTGACATGTCAAAAGAAAATATGGAAATTACACCTAACCCTTGTTGGGAAGGATATGAACCAATTGGTTTAAATGATGATGGTAGTCCAAGATGTGTTCCAATTAAAGATAATATGGAAAGTGTTTCTGATTATCCTGATAGTGTTAAGAACAACGCAAAAGCGGTATTGAAATGGGTTGATGAGAATGGATGGGGTTCTTGTGGAACTGAAGTTGGTAAGATTAGAGCTAATCAACTTGCTAATGGTGAACCTATTAGTGAAGATACAGTTAGAAGAATGTATAGTTATTTATCACGTCATAAAGTAGATTTAGAAAAAAGTAAAAGTTATGATGATGGATGTGGTAAATTAATGTATGATAGTTGGGGAGGTTTATCCGCTTTAAGTTGGGCTGAAAGTAAAGTTAATACATTCAATAAACAAAAGTTTTTAGAAAGTTGTCCTGATGCTACACAAGATGTTGAAACAAATTTAGAGAATAGACAAGAATGTATTGATGTTGCAAATTATGGTCCATTGAATCCAAATGAACCAAATGAGGAATATTGGAAGAAGAAAGCAGATATGTTTGGTGGTGATTTACCTTCAGCAAAAAAGGCTTTATGTGGTAATTGTGCGTTCTTCGTTCAAACAAAAAGTATGTTGGATTGTATTGCTAATGGTATTAACGATACAAATGAGTGGGATACAATAGACGCAGGTGATTTGGGTTATTGTGAAGCGTTTGATTTTAAGTGTGCTGCGTCAAGAACATGTGATGCTTGGGTTGTTGGTGGACCAATAACTGAAGAAGATATGGGTTATGATGTGGGTGGATTACCTGCTTATGTAGATCAATTACCAAAAAAGAAGAAAAAGAAATATGATAATGAAGATATGTCTAATCAACACTTCGCTACAGACAGTGAGAAACATATTGTACTTGGACCAGCAATGATACCTGACCAAAAGATATTCCGTAAGGATGCTTTAGGTAATCCTTATTATGTTTATTTCACTTCTGAAACTATCAAGATGATTGCTGAAAAGTATATGAGAAACAAATATACTGACAACAATGACACGATGCATGATGGTAAAGCTATCAAGGATATACATGTATTAGAATCTTGGATTAAAGAAGATGTTCAAGATAAGTCAAGTAAATACGGATTTGAAAATCTACCTGTTGGAACTTGGTTTGTAAGTATGAAAGTAAATAATCCCAAGATTTGGGATGAAGTTAAATCAGGTAAACTCAATGGATTTAGTGTTTCAGGGTTCTTTGAAGAGGTTGCAGCGTTCACAAAAGAGGAGATGTTCCTTTATAAAGTAGCAGAAGTATTAAAGAATATTAAAGATTAATGAGAAAAACCACTTATATATATATTTATAGGTAGGAAATAATAAAAACAAATAAAAAACGATTATGTCTAATTCAAAAAGTGCAATTAAAGAAATTAAAAATCTTATGGTACAGTTTGGTTTCTTAAAGAATGACGAAGGTCAATTATTATCTTTCAAATTAGAAGACAATACTATCCTTAATACTGAAAAGTTAGAGGTTGGTTCTAAAATCTACAAAATTAACGAAACATTTGAGCAAGTTAGTTTAGAAGATGGGTCTTACAAATTAAAAGAAAATTTTGACATTGAAGTTATTGATGGAGAAATTAAATCTGTAAAAGAGATTTTTGTTGATGCAAAATTGGTTGATGGTACAGTAGTTAAAGTTTCTGGTGATGGTTTAGTTGAAGGTGCTAAAGTAGTTGTAGTTACAGCTGATGCGGAAATACCCGCTCCAGATGGTGTACATGAACTTGAGGACGGAACTAAATTAGAAACTAAAGACGGAGTTATTGTAAGAATTGAAGAAGTTCTAAATGAAATGGAAGACGGAGTAAAATCATTAGAAGAACCTGCAATCGACAAACCAATGGAAATGTCAAAAGAAATGATGGAATTATTAAAAGAGTTTATCTCTAAAATGGGAGAGAAAGTTTCTAAAATGGAACAATCTTATTCTTCATTACAGGATGAATTTAATTCATTCAAAAAACAACCAGCTGGTAAGAAATTATCTGATGGTAAAACAGAAGTGTTTACTAAAGAAAATGATGATGTATTGTCTGCACGTATTGCAGCTCTTAAATCATTAAAAAATAAATAAAAAAATTAAAAAAATATTACAAAATGAGTAATTTAAAAAATCAAAAATTTTCGTATGACGTATCTACCATTGGTGGTTATTCTGACCAAGTAGGTGGTGAATTGTTAGCGAAAGCACTTATCGGTGGAACTACAGCTTCTATCGTAAATGTACGTACAGGTATTAAAGGTACACAAGCTTTAAACTTATTGGATTCAACTCCAGTATTCCAAGCAGGTAACTGTTCTTTAAACCCATCAGGTACAACAACTTTTACACAACATTCAATCACAACATGTCCTGAGACCCTATATGAAACTTTGTGCTACAAGGACTTGTTCGCGACATATCAGTCTATGTTGATGAAAGCAGGTCAAACACAAGAAACTGTTCCATTTGAACAAATGATCATGGATTTGAAAAGAAAGCAAATTGAACAACGTGTTGAAACAAAATTATGGCAAGCTCGTACCGTATCAGGTGACTGTTTTAACGGTTTCGCTTTCTTAATTTCTCAAAACACTGGTAACACATTTGCAGCAGCAGTAGCTTCTTCAAGTGGTACAACTTTCTCAAGTTCAGCATCATATGGTACTTCAGGTAACCCCATAACAGAAATAGATCAGCTAATCAACGTATTAGATGCAAACGCTTTAGTTCGTGAAGATTTAGTAGTATTCCTTTCTTATTCTAACTTCCGTTTATATGTACAAGCTTTAACAAGAGCTAACTTCTTCACTAATTACATTGGTGGTACAGATGTTACTTCTAACATGAGTGCAATACATCCAAACACAAATATTAAAGTCGTTCCTACATTAGGTTTGAACGGTTCTAATCAAGTGGTAATTGGACCAGCTGAATATATGGTATATGGTGTAGATTTGTTATCAGACGAGACTTTAAGAGCTTGGTATTCAATTGACTTTGATAGAATTGGTCTACGTGCAAACTATAACTATGGTGCAACTATTGCTACTTTTGGAAGTACAAAGTATTTTGCAACTAACGGTTTAGCTTAATCTTATAAAGAACATTAAGGGGTGAAAGTCCCCTTTTTTAAAAAAAAAAATAAATAAGGGGTACAGCCCCGAATTATACAATATGAGTTGTTATATATCTTCAGGTATCCAATTAGGTTGTTCAGATGGTATAGGTGGTATTAAGAAAATTTACATCGTTGGTGGTGGTGGTTCTGTTACAGGACTTACTTACAATGGCGACGGTGCAATTACTGGTGCTACTTCTTCTTCAGGAACTACTTTATATGGATTTGAATTAAAAAGAAATACATCTTCATTGTCTCAAAATACTACAAAGAGTTTTGAAAATGGTACTATATTTTTTGAACAAGTTTTAACGGCTGTGTTCTTCAAGTATGACCAAGACAAGAGAAACCAATTAAAAATATTAAGTCAAAATGACCAAATACAAATAATTGGTATTGATCAAAATGATGTACAGTATTACTTGGGTCAAACAAATGGTATGTATTTAAGTGGTGGTTCTGCTGCTACTGGTACTGCTTATGGTGATAGAAATGGATTTGAGATGATTTTCACAGGTCAAGAACCTCAACCAGCTAACACTATCGATGGTCCATTGGCTTCTGTATTTTCAGGTGCACAAATTGACGGGTAATTGAATGTTCGTCCTATTGGACAATTTCTATATCTTCTAATGAAAAGAGAGGCTTTACGCCTCTTTTTTTGTGTTTATCCTGTTCAACTTGACTTTTTCTATATTTATAGGTATAGATATATATTATTATGCTTTATTTGAATAAAGGTCAGGAAAATACATTGGTGTTAAATATCAATAATAATTCAAGGGATACATTTACAGGTTATACTTTAGTTTTTACTCATATAATGAGTAAGGAGGTTAAATCATATAGTATTCAAACAAATGACCCAAATGAATTTTTTGAGAATATTAGATATTGTACTATCACTTTAGATTTTACAATTGATGATTTAAACTACGAGGGACAGTACCAACTTAATATATATGGTCAACCAAATAATCAATTGGTTTTTATTGGTATGGTTGTTCTTGAAGGAACAGCTGAAGCTAATCCATTTACAGAATATATTTCTCCAAATGAAACTAATGAAAATTATATATACATACAAGAATAATTATGAGTGATTTAAAAAAATTTGAATTAAAGAAAATAGATTTTGCACAGGCTTCATTACCTGTATTTTCAGAAGTAGTTCAACGAGTACCTTGGGTATTTTATGGTTTGGATAATCTATTACCACAATACTTTATAAGATTATACGATAACTGTGCAATTCATAAAGCTGTTATTACATCAAAAGTAAATCAAATCATGGGTGATGGTATTGTTTCTTTAAACAATCCAATGGCTACAGTTAATTTAATTAATGATAGTGAGAATATTTCTGATGTAATGAGAAAATGTGCTTTAGATTATATGATTTTTGGGGGATTTTGTTTAAATGTTATATGGGCAAAAGATAGAAAAACTATTGCTGAAATATATCACGTGGATTTTTCTCGTATTAGAAGTGGTAAATTGAATGAAGATGATAAGATTGATTGTTATTATTACTCACCTGATTGGTCTAATGTAAGAAAATATCAACCAGAAGAAATTAAAAGATTTTCTCAAGAAGAAAAAGAACCATCTCAATTATTATATTTTAAGAATTACATGCCTTCAATGACTTATTATGCTGTACCTGATTGGTCAGCAGGTCAAAGAGCAATTGAGATTAATATAGAGGCTCTTAATTACCATATGAACAATCTTCGTAAGGGTATGAATCCAAGTTTATGGATTAACTATAACAATGGTATTCCTGGTGAAGAAGAACAACGTATTATCGTTCGTGCATTAGAATCACAATATAGTGGTACAGATAATGCAGGACAAGCAATTATATCATTCAATGAATCTAAAGAACAATCTCCTGAAATTACACAAATACCTCGTGACGACCACGACAGTTACTATCAAACACTTAACGATGATATTACTCGTAATATATTATCTTCACATAGAGTTTCAAGTGCGGAGTTATTCGGTATTGCAACAGCAGGTAAATTGGGTGGTTCTGATGAAATAGTACAACACAGTGAATATTTCCGTAAGATGGTAATTCAACCATATCAGGAACAAATGTTACCTGTGTTTAATAAATTATTATCATTGAAATTTGAAAAACCAACTACATTGGAAGTTAAACCATTATCGTTATTCTTAACGGGTGATGTTCAAGAACAACCAGTAGTAGATGATAAACCTATAACTCCAACACAAATATAACATGGGTGTATTATTAATTTCTGAAGTTAAATTAAAAAACTTCACCAACATCAATAAAAATGTAGACATGGACGTTCTTAAAGCGGAAGTTCAAGTTGCACAAGATATTGATTTACAAACAATATTAGGATCAAAATTCTATAATGAATTATTATCAAAGGTAGGTTCAACAGGTAATACATTTAATGCTGATGAATTGATTTTAGTTAATGAATATATTCAACCATATCTTATTCAGACAGCTTATTTCAATGCTATACCACATCTAATGTACAGAACATTAAACCGTGGAATCCAAGAAGGTAATAATGAGTTTGGTGCTCCTGTTGAAATTGAGACAATGAAATATTTACGTTCACTACAAAAACAACGTGCTGATTTTTATTCTCAAAGATTAATTGATTATCTATTAACAGGTCGTGGTCAAAACAAATTCCCATCATACAACAACGCATCTACTATTGATGGTATGGTTCCTGATAGAGTACAAAAATACAATAACGGAATATTCTTAAGACATTCAACTCGTAAGGGTTGGAACTTTAATGAAATAACAAACTTAAATAACGGTGGTGGATACATGCAACCTTATTCAGAACAAGGTGCTAATTGGTGGAACTGCCCCGATTGTTTCTAATATATGAAAGACATACTATTACAAATATTTCTTGCAGCAGGAACATCCATCATTGGATATATTGTTGGTTATAGAAAACAAAATGTTGATTTACAATCAAGTAGATTGGATAGTTTAGAAAAATCTATCAATGTTTATAATCTAATTATAGATGATATGGCGAAGAAGATTGAAACTCTAACCACAGAAGTTGCTGGACTTGAAAAAAGAATAGAGGAATTGATGACAGAGAATAAACAACTTAAAAATAAAAGTACAATATAATATGAATATTCATGACCTACAACGAATTAGAATGGAACTATCTAAACAGATTGAACCACCAATGGTACCCGCATTAGTAGTAGACGAGAAATTCATTATTCCTTTACCCGAAAGTGGTGAGGATGAACAAACTTACATCAGTAGGTGTGTATCATCAATTACAGACGAATACGGACAGGAACAGGCGTTGGGTATATGTTATTCTACTTGGGAGAAGAAGTAGTCTTAAATCGTCTTAAAATTAATTATATACAGGGTTCCATATGGAACCTTTTTTTATTAAAAAACCCCCGTAGTAGAAACCACAGGGGAGTTATGAACAAACATCAATACGAAACATATTAAAAGATGGGGGAAGGATAATCAATATACAAATGGCAATAAGTAATAAAACTATAAATCCACCCCCATCGTATTATAAATATAAGAAAAAGAATTTGAATTACCAAATTATTTATTTATTTTTTCAAGTAGATTTTCTATAACTTTTATTGTTGTAACTTCTTGAGTAACTTCATATCCATCAGGTATTTTATCAAGTTCTTGTTGTATAGCTGAATGTAAAGTTTTTAATGTGTAGTTGACTACAGCCAATTCGTCTTCTGTGAACTTTTCCATATTACTTATTTAATAAATATTTTTTAATTATATCCATATCTTCTTCCGATACTATCATTTCTACACTTTCATCAATTGGTTTGGTAATAACACCACGGATGGTTTCTTGTTTTTTAAATTCTTTTTCAATAATAGTTGAGATAATTTTAATTAACTTTTCTGGTGATAGAGATAATACAAGTTCATTTTTCATAGGTATAACTATTATATTACCTGTTAGAGGGTCTTCAATTGAAAAGGTAGTCATTGTTTTATCTTCTTCAAACATAACTTCTTGTAGTTTTTTCATTTTATTTATTTTTACGTTTAATAATCCAAGCATCCAAATCCTTTAATCGTTTCTTCAAATCATCAGTTTGATTATGAAGACAACATTGAACAAACACTTCCGTTACTGACCACAATTCCATTGGTGTTGGAACGATTCCGTGATGTGTTAGAAATTCCAAAGCAAGTTTGGATTGAGATTGTTGCATAATGCTAACTTCTCTTGAGTAAAATTCAGGACAATTTCCCATTATAATTTATATTTAGTTGTTAAAAATACTACTTGTTCTGTAAGTTGGTCAATCATATTACCAATATCAATTGAACCATCTTCATCTAATACCAAATCTACTTTAATTGAATCTGGTAAGTTTTTTCTTATTGTTATAATTACATCAACATTCTCATCAGCTAATGTGTACATTGTAACCATACGATTGGTTGATGCTCTTGTTGTACCAACTTCTCTTATACATTTATTCTTTGGGTGTTTAAGAGTGTCTATTGACCTTCTTAATGAACTTTCTTTAATCTCATATCCGTAATCATTAGATAGTAATAAAGCGTCTTCAGCGGTTAATGTACCATATGTTTTAAATAAAAAATAAAGAATATAATCTTGTGTCTTACACATCTTTATATCTTTAATGATTTGTTCTCTTGGAGCGTCTACCGTCTTCCAATAAGTTTGGATTCTAATTGCCATAGTATATTGTTTTATATTAATAAATATACGAAACTTTTGGAAAGTATAAAAATATTTATAGATATACTTTTCCACATTTATTTTTAAAATAGTTTATAAATAATTTGTCTTTTTGAATATTATTTGGTATTTATTATGTATAGAGGTTGAGAAGACCTATAAAAAATCCACTTGAATCTATTTTTAATAGAAGAATATCAAGCACTATTTCTATGCCCCTTTATGGGGGGGACTAGGGGGGGTGTTACTAGTATAACCTGTTGAGTTAATTGTTAAAGAAAAAAAGTAAAAGAAAAGAGTCCAGTATTACTGGAAGAAACTTGTTGAACTATTTGTATAATTAAATAATTTTATTTATATTTATATACATATATATTTATTATGACTAGAGAAAAGAAAGGCTGGACTTGGAGAGATAAAGAGCTATCGTTGAAGGAATTTTATAATCTACCTTCAACCGTAAGGAATGAATATATTTCCATGTTAGAAAAACTATCCTCAACAGAAAGAAGTACTGGTGATGAAATAATCCTCAATCAGTATTCAAAAGTAATTACGCAAACTAAACAATTCTTATCACTTGATGATATAGATTAGATAGTTTATATTTAATTATTATCATACCTGGTAATAAACTCCTGACCTGGTATCCTAATTAAAACTTGGGTATCAGGTCTTTTTAATTTATTGAAGTATTTATATGAAGACATGTTCCAAGTGCAATGTTAATCAAGATGAAAAAGAATATTACACCTACTATCATTCAACACATAAAAAGTTTTATACTAGACATATTTGTTTTACTTGTTTAAGAAAGCAATCAAAACAATATAAACTCAAATTAAAAGAACAAAAAAAATTATTGGAACAAATACCTCAACAAGAAGAAATAATCCAACCAGTGGTCCAAGAATTAGAAATAAAAGTACTGGAAGGTCAACGTAGATGTACGAATTGTAAGAAGGTTAAAGATATTAAGACAGAGTTTTACGTAAAAAGACACCAATGTATTAGTTGTGTAAGAGAATATGAATTAACAATCAGAAGAAAGAAAGATGAACAGTATAAAATGGAAAATGGTGGTTCTGAAAGGGTTCCTCAAAAACCTGGTGTTTT